GACAATTCTTGTATGCTGTTTCGCAATACAATTAGGTATCTCATTTCCCCCTATCGCTTCTCTCAATCTTATTGTATGTCCTTGGTTTCCTACAAATTAATTTCTATTTTAAATGGAGATATGCTCAATATAAAATAAAATTAGAAAATGTTTAATTTTCTAAAAGTATGTATATAATATGACTACTTTAAGTGAAGTTTTTTATGTATGTTTAGTAACTACTATTAGCGGAATGATACTCAAATTAGCGTCTATGGCGTATAAATCAAAATGTAAAGAATGTTCGGTATGTTGTATTAAAATCGTTAGAGATATTGAGAGCGAATTAAAAGGAGATTTATCATTAGGAATTGAAAGAGAAGAAAGTAAAACTCCTCCAAATAGGGAGTTAAGTATGAGAAATTTAAATAGTGTGTAATAATATAATGTCATATCCACCATTAAATTATTTTACAGATAAAGAAGGTATAGAAAAGTATTCTAATCCAAAAATGGTTCAAAAAAGAGCGAAAGAATATGGTGTGTTTGTAGTATTCAGTCCAAGAAAAAATAAAAAATACAGAATAGTAAATCCTGAAACAAACAAATATGTTGATTTTGGTTTTTTTGGAATGGCCGACTACACACATCATTTAGACAAACACAGAAGAAATTTATTTAGAGTTAGAAATCATAAATGGAAAGATGCACCTAAATATAGTCCAGCACATTTAAGTTGGTGCTTGCTTTGGACTTGAATGGTAAAATTACCATATTTCAATTTAAAGACAATAAAATATCTTTGGTGAGGAATTCAAACCATTCAAAGTCTAATTCATTGATAATAAAAATATATCCTAAAATTTCAAATACGAAATAATACATCGTATAATATAATTAAAAAGTAAAAAATAAAACCAAAATATCGTTATTAACATTGTATAATCTAAATAATCTAATTCTTTCAATTCTTTCATATTATTTAATTAAGAAAAAATTAAATAATAATTATCTAAATTAATATATATATGCTTACAGATAGTCAAATAGAAGAACTATGTTCAAGAATGAATATTCCATTAGCACCAAATGGAATTAAATTTAAAACTGAATTCAAAGCAAAAGATTTAGAATATAATAAATCTTATTTTGTGAATTTAGATGATGAATATGATGAAAAAGGTAATTTAAAAAATGGTTCGCATTGGACTTGTTTTCAAATAGTAAAATATTCTAATGGAGAAGTTGCACCAATGTATTTTGACCCATTTGGAATTGGTCCGCCTGAAAATGTGAAAGAACAAGTAATGAAATTTAGTAAAAAGAAATTACCATTTTCAACAAAAAATATCCAAAGTATGATGGCAAATGCTTGTGGATGGTATTGTTGTGCTTATCTTCATTACATTAATAATTTTTCACATAGAACAGGTGATATATACGAGGATACAGAGCAATTTTTATCTTATTTTGATGATTTAAATAAATCAACAGATTTTATGAAAAATGAATTTATTTTGAAACAATTTTTCCAAAGTAAAGACCCTAATACAAGGCGAAAAATAGAAGCGTTGATTGATAGTGCTGTTTCTGTTAATCCACAAGAAATAACAGATGATAGAAATGGAAATGGAATTGTTCCTTTTGAGTAATTATATATAAGAAAATTTGTGTCCTGTGTCCGCAAAAAATTAAACATAAATTAAGAGGGACACAAACTGATAATTAAGAATATTTTTTTATGTAAATAATTGTGATGAAAATATGAATAGAAAAAAAATAATACATACGAATAATTTGACACCATAAAATTTTGTGTCCCCTGTCCTGTCCTTTTTAAAAGAATTTATATATAAAAAATTAAATATTCTATATATTAAAAACTTTTAAAAATGAGGGACAGGACGGACACAGCGGACACACTTTCCAATATATAATAATATAAGATATTTTCGTTTTTCCTTTTTTCGTTTTTCCTTTTTTCGTTTTTCCAATATATTGTTATATATAAAACAAAATATTGAAGTTCTTTTTTTATTTATTTTTGTTTTTTTGAAAAGAGGAAACGAAAGATTAAACTTATAATTATTATTATAATTATTTTTTTTATTATTATTTTAAAAAAAAAGAAAATATATATTTATATATAAAATCTTCAAAAAAGAAAACTTATATATTGGAAAAGTTATATATTGGAAAACTTATATATAGGAAATGGGACAAAAAGGACAAATCTTGCCCCGATTTCAAAAAAGTCCTAAGAAATGAGAAATAAGTGAACATAAACACTTTTTGGAAAATGGGGCAAGATTTGTCCTTTTTGTCCCATTTCCAATATATAAGTTTTCCAATATATAATTAAAAAAAGAAATAATAAATAATAAATTAAAAAAAAAATTAAAAAAAATTGAAAAAGATTTTTATAACTTATTAGAGTTATATATAAGACAAAATTAATAAATGGCAAATATTTGGTTAATGACACCTGAAAAAAATATTATTCAACAAATTAAGTATGATTTTAAAATTTCTACTTACTTTCCAAATGGTTTTGAATGTAGGCAATTTTATGTAAGAGGAATTATGGAGTATTATGTTATATTCTTTGATGCGGAAGATGGAGGTTTTTACAATCAATCTGCGAAATGGGTTGCTCCATTTTGTAATGTTGCTCCAACAGGTAATTTTATTATAATGCGAAAAAAATGGATTGATGGTGAAGAACATACAATAGAAATGGAGATTACACCAAGAGAGTTTAAACGACAATATTTAAAATAGAAAGAAAAAATATGTAATTAATAATTTATTTTTTATCTTGTTATATTATACTATGAATTCAGGTTATTATCCAAAAGTTTTAAATCCTAATATGTCTAATAATATTCCTCAAATGAGGTCTGCTTGTTTTCAAAAACCATTCTACTTTGGTGGTTCTTTTGTTCCTATTAATTTAGGACTTCCAAAACAAAGTTATTCAGGAGCAGGTTTTGTTGGTGATGCTCCCCCAAGAAGAAATGTTCCTATTTTTAGAGATGACGGACAACCCATCAATAGAGTTATGAAATATCCAACTTCTATGGGAGGAGGAATTACTGGCGTTAATATGCCATTAAAAAGATAATTTTTTTTATTATGTAATATTATAAGAATGAAGACAATTATTTTAAATCAATCAAATCTTATAAGAGATGGACAAAATAACAAACTAAAATATTCCTTCCCCAATTCAGTTCAGTTTAAGAAATCTACTATTGCCTTTGCTGGTTGTTCTATGTATTATTCTTGGTTCAATATCCAACAAAGTTTCGCAAATAATACATTTTCTTATAACTGGATTGATGGTGCTGGTGTCCCAACAACTTATAATATTACAATTCCTGATGGATTATATGAAGTAGAACAATTAAATGAATATTTACAATTCATCTTTCTTCAAAACGGACATTATTTAGTAGATAGTGGTGGAAATAATGTTTATTACGCTGAATTTTTAGTAAATCCAACTCGGTATGCGGTTCAAATAAATACTTTTTTATTTCCAACATCATTACCAGCAGGTTGGTCTAATCCAGCAGGTATTCCTTTTCCACCTCAAAGTTTTAATCCAATTATAACTCTTCCACCAAAAATCAACGAAATTTTAGGATATGTTCCTAACTTTGCTACAAACCAAAATTTAAATAATGCTTATGTTCCACCAGTAAGTCAATATGAAAGTAAATTAGCAAATGGGACATTATCATATATTAGCACATCAGCACCAAATATTCAACCAAATTCTTCGTTATTATTTTCTATGAGTAATATTGATAATGCTTACGCTGTTCCAACAAGCATTTTATATACATTAGTTCCACAAGTTGCTGTTGGAGAATTAATTAATGAAAAACCACCTAACTTTATTTGGAGTAGATTAATTGATGGAACTTACAACGAATTAAGATTAACTATTTTAGGAACTGATTTAACACCAATTAAAATTAATGACCCAGCAATGACAATTATTTTAATTATCAAAGATGCGACAGATTTAGTGATTATTTAATATTTAATTATTATAAAATGAACTTCCAAAATGACATAACAGAACAATACCTTATGAAAGTATATGATGACCTTTCCAAAGAAAGTATGAGTTTGATGAACTCTATTAAGAGTAATAGTCCTGATGTAGTTGATGATGAAAAAAAACAAACTGCTATCACAAAACAAATTAGTTTAATTAATTCAATCAATATGTCTTTGATTAGATTAAGAAATTTAAGAAAAAAAACACAACAATTAGAATAATTTTTATCTGCTGGTATATTATAGGAATGACAAGAATTATTTATTACGCAAGTATGCCAAATCTCAACTTACATTCCAAACCAAGTAGAAGAATGGGAAGAGGTATGGGTTCAGTATTATTAGGCGGAGTTGGTAGTGCTTCATCTTATCCAAGTGTTGATGATTATGAAGAAACTACTGGAAGACAAGTTGGAAAAGGAATTTTTCCATCAGGAAAAGGATTATCATTATTTTCTGCTGGTGCAGGAATTGGTTTAGGAGCAGATAGAAGTGGATTAAATAAAAAATTAGAAAGTTTGAATGTAGCACCAAAAAAAGAAAAAGCAAAGAATATCCGTTTTAATTTATAATGTAGGGGACTTCGTCCCCCTACGACCCCCTATTTTTTTTTGTCGTAAATTATAATATTTTTTTCTCTAATAATATTATACGATGTCAGGCGATAAATTAGTTTTTGATTTAGCAAATGAAGTTGAAGATGTCCCAAATGTTTTCGTTCGCAAAGATTGGATTAACATTTTAGACAATCAAAACGGAAATTATAACTCAAATCAATCTGTAATTGATACTTCACAATTAAGCAATTCTAACAAATATATGTCATACAGGGAGGGCTATTTAGTTGTTCCAATGTTATTAACTCTCACTGGAAGTGCTGGAACACCAGCAACAGATACAGCATCATTTGATTTTGCTGTTGGTCTTAAAAATTGGTTTGGTCAAATTATTCACTCACTCACATTGGATTTCAACGGCACAACTATAATTCAACAAACTCCCTACATAAATATGTGGAATTCATTTAAATTAATGACTTCTCTTTCTTGGCAAGATGTTTATGATATGGGGCCAAGTATGGGATTTTATCCTGATGACCCTTTAAGTTGGTCTTTTCAAGGTGCTAATAGTGTTGCTGGTAAAGGTGTTTGTAATAACACAAATATGGCACCACCATTCAATCTTTTAGGTGTTCGTTCAGGTCAATGTATTGATGGAGTAGGTGCTGCCTTACAAGTTTCTAATTCATATAAAAGTGGTCTTGGAAATGAAGGTTTTTTGAAAAGACAATTGTATATTATGTATGATAGTGCTGCTCCAAATGGAAGTTCAACTTATGGTGCTGTATCTTTAACTGACAATGCTGCCAATTCTTTGTGGAAATCTCGTATTATTACAAAAGTAAATGGCCCACCATCAGTTTTTCAAGTTGCCATTACTGCTACAATTCATTTGAGACATATTCATTCTTTTTTCAATCAAATTCCTCTAATTAAGGGTGCTTTTATGAAATTAACTTTAAATTTAAATAACACATCTGTATCTACAATTGTCAATGCTGGTGCTTACACAGCACTTTCAGTTCAAAATGCTGTCGGTGGTGTTAATCCTTTAATGATTGCTTCAAGAGCAGCAACTACTATTGGTGGTGTAACTACTGGTCCATTAGATACATCATATACATATAATAATGGTGGTCTTGCTCTTGTTAATAATGCTAATGCTTACACATTAAATCTTTCAGTTGGAGCAAAATGCTTAAATTCAGCACAATCTTCTATTGCTGGTGTTATTCAATCTCCATTATCTCCAAGTGTAATTCTTTATGTTCCAGCATATTCATTCAACGCTGTTTTTGAACAAGCATACATTTCTTCACCAATTAAGAAAGTTATTTATGAAGATATTTACCAATATCAAGTTCTCAATGTTGGTGCTGGAAATGGTCAAATAAATAATCTTTTAACCAATGGTATTGCTAATTTACGCTCTTGCTTAATATTACCATTTTATTCAGCAGCAGACGCAACACAT